CCTGTGTTGTCAGATAATCAGTGATAGGATAATAATTAGGCGTAATGATATACACGCGTTCCCTATATAGACGGAAGATTGACTATGAGTAAATGTGTGAGTAAACGTGTGCCGAGTAAATATTTTTAAGTAGACCGGCACAAAACCGGTGATAGACCAATGATATCCCAATAATAAACCGGTCATACACCGGTAAACCCGAAACGGGGGGCTGCCATTTCTATATTAATGTATAGTAGTAGACTCCCTATCGTGGTGGCTAGATAATTGTCGCCACTAGATTCTTAATTTCCACTGACCTGAAAGGGGAGGGTGGTAATTTTATGTTTGACAACAAACCCAAGAAAGCGGAAAAGATTCCTAATAAGGGGTAGCTCAAGAATGGGGAAGAACGTGAGCGAGCGAAGCAGTGAACCGGGGCACACGAACCCCGGGTGAACGCTACAGCTGAGCGGAGCTTAACGCTATACATAAACCCCGAAATAATTCTGAAACGAGATAAGAAAGTTTTCCTTAAGAATCCTTTCAAAGAATTACTACCAAGAGTTCTTAGTATATTAATATATATATATATATACTTAGTAATTCTTTTGAATTAATTCTTTATAATTCTTTTAATTCTTTCTTTAATGAATATTCTTTCTTATACCTTTTCTTATACCTTTCTTATAATCTTTTCTTTACACTAACCAAACCTGTCAACTATTAAATAAGCCCTTCTAAGCCACTTTAACCCCTTAGGTATACCAAGATATAGGTAAGCCAACAACTAAAGCGAGAGCTATCATTCTGTTTCATTTAGACCTATATTTGACATAGGTCTCAAAGATACTTCTTGCTATTTGAAATTGATTATGATATAATTCCCGCTGATGGATAAGAAAGAAGTGTGTCTAAACAACGCTGCGGATGTTATTAAGTCCGAGTTTAAGATTGGTAAAGAGAACCGGGGTCACATAACTACTGACCTTTACCAGTGTTGTGGACATTTGAAACAGGATATCCTTGTACGATGCAGAGCAAAATGTATCTTGTTTGCTGATAAATGCAAATTCCACGGAGGTGTTAACCAACAGAAACGTCAACTTGCCCGATTCGGTATCTTTATTAGAAAAATCAAACGGTCCGGGGCAGCCCGGGTTTATAGAATCGCCGGGGCTGAGAAAGTTAATGACGGGTTGGTTAAAGCGTTGGATTTGTTTGTTAAACGAGAATACCGGAATCAACGGAAACCTGATGAATCACCGCCGCTTGAGCCGGTGTCACAGGATGTTCAGGATAAGATTATGGCGATAGATACTAAAGAACGGTTAATCTCAGGTAACGTGAGTGGGTTTAGTAGAGAAGAATCTGTGGTTGGAGCTCCTGATGAGATTATACCCGGAGCGTATGGCGAGTTTATACCGCAAGACCGGAAGTATCGGTTTGTAAGTAAAGAGCAAGATAAAAGCGTGTTTGCGTTGTTATCAAGCGATAGCCAATTAAATCTGAGAGAAGAGTTGGCTATTATTCAGGATATGTTAAGTTCAGCATTGAAAATTGATGCTGAATTTAAAGATGCTAAGTTCAAGTTGACCCTTATCAAAGAGATACGGAATCTGACAAAAGTTATAGCTGAGCTGGAAGATGCTCATACAGTCCAGATAACGTTGCAAAGTATTAAAGCGATTATCGTTAGGGTAGCCGGGGTTATAAGAAAATATGTACCTGACCCGGAACAGCAAAAGAAAGCGGCTATAGAAATTAACAATATTGCAGCTGGTATTAAAGCTGGAGGGTAACAGTGGTTAAGACCAATGTATCGGATATTAAAGATATAAATTTCGGTCAAGAAGTTGCCAATATGTTAGGAGCAAAAGTCGGGCAGGCGGCTAATATTATCGACCCTTATGAATTTGTGTTTGACTTGTGTTACACTTTAGACCCCCATGACCATGGGTGCCCGATAAAACGGTTCCCGCAACAGGATTATATCAAAGTCCTTATCAAAGAATGGTTGACTTGCAGTATGATGTTAGTAGTCAAATCTCGCCAGATGATTGTCTCTTGGTTGTTCTGTGCGTTACACTTATGGTTAGCTACTCAGTATAAAGGACAGATAATATATTTTATATCTAAAAAAGAAGATGACGCTGGGTTAGCCAGACAGTTATCTCTTCTTAGTAGAGTCAAATTTATGTATGACCGGTTACCGCCAAAAGCTAAGATTCGACATAAACTTGCCAATAAACCGCCTAAACTTAGTTTTCCAACAATGGAATCTGAGATATCCGGGTTGTCACAGGATAGTGATGCGGTTAGAAGTTATACGGCTAGTGCGATTATGTGTGATGAATGGAGTTTTCAGGAACGGGCAGAAGAAACGTATGCAGCGATGAATGCGACACTTGAAGGTGGCGGGCGGTTAGTTGGGGTGTCAACTCCTAATGGGAAAAGAAATTTGTTTTATAGGTTAGTTCATGATGTTAAGAAGGAGGACGATTAATGAACGGGTTTTCAAATAATCGACAGCAAGACCCTATGAGTTTAGTTCAACCAGATATGATTAGCCAGATATATTCTAACGCTGCTAATAGCCCGGCTGGGTATCCTGCTGCTGGTGCGGGGGCTGGTCAGCTTATGGCTCCTGTACAAAGTCAAATGGCTCCGGCTGGTATGGCTCCGGCTGCTGGCGTTGGCAAGATGCAAGGTGGTGGTCCGTTAGAAGGTGGGCAGACTAGAAACAATATGTTAGATGAATTGTTAAACACGTATTCAAGACATCATTCAACAGGAATCCAATGATAATTGTAGATGGTTGTAAAGAAGAAGTTAAAGGGTTGCATGTAAAGGAAAACGAGAATAACAAGTTTAAAGTTGTTTTCCTCCATTATTCAGCTGACCCGAATAAAACAAGTCAATGGGCAGATGATGTGCGGGCGACTTATGATTCTGAAGATAAGTGGCGGCAAGAGATGGAGTTAGATTTTACTAAGACCGAAGGGGCTAGGGTTTATGATAAGTTCTCTATGGATAGCAATGTTGTCAAACTTAAACATAACCCGTATCGGGATATCTGGAGAGGTTGGGACTTCGGCTACCGGCATCCAGCTTGTGTCTGGGTTCAACTTGATGGGAATGGGGGGTTGAACGTGTTGGCTGAGTTGTTTGGTAACAATATCATTATTCAAAACTTTGCGTCTATGGTTAAGAAAGTGTCGAAAGAACTGTTTCCCGGATGTTCATTTAAAGATGCCGGAGACCCGGCTGTTTCTCATGCGAATGACCAGTCTGAACGGTCAACGGCTGATATCTTGAGACACGATTTTAAGATTAGAATTAAATATAAAGTGTTAGAAATTATGACTGGTATCAACCTTATCCGAGCTCTGGTTAACCCGATGCAAGTTGGGAAAGATACTATGGTCAGGTTAAAGGTAGACTCTGAGAGGTGTCCGATTCTAGTATCCGGGTTTATGGGTGGGTATGTTAAAGGTATAGATGATAAACCGATTAAAGATTTTTATTATGACCATTTGTTTGATGGGTTAAGATATGTTACAACTGTGTTGTTTGACCATGTTCGGATTCAACCGGTTAAGCCGGCTTATGTGTTTACAAGAAACCGGGAAACGGCGTCTGCGTATACAGGCTATTAGGAGGAGATATGGCAGAGAGTAAAAAGAAAAAGTTTGATGAGTTCGCTAAACAGTATAGTGAGACGAAAATACCGAGAGACAATAAACCTAAGAAAGCGAATTATACACATGAACCCCGACCTTGGGGTGACAAAAAGTAAGGAGAGTTAAATGCCGAATAGAGATGGAAGAGGTCCAAGAGCAAGAAGTCCCAAGCCAAGTATAAGACGGGGTGGGTTGAAACGAGGTGGTTGTAAACCGGCAGGTAAGAGAAGGAGAAGCAGGTAATGGGTGGACTCAACGATATTCAAGCAGCTGGAAATGTTGTAGATACAACGTATCAAGATTCTGCTGCTCATCAGTTAAGTCAAGCTGTTAACAATCCTTGTGAAGTCGATACGTCTATTGTTGAGACTATCGAATCTGAGGGTGACCCTAATGCTGTCAGCCCTAAAGGTGCTCAGGGGTTGATGCAGATAATGGAAGGCGGAGCGTTGGCTGATTGGAATAAAGATTTTCCAGATACACCATACAAGATGAGTCAAATGAAAGACCCAGAGATAAACCGGTCTATTGGTGGTTGGTATATGAATACTAAAATACCTACATATATCAAAAACTATGGTGTTGAAGACAGTATCAAAAACCGGTTGATAATGTATAATGCCGGACCAACAGCAGGTGTTAAGATTATCCGAGGTGAGAAAGAAATGTCTAAAGAGACTAAAGATTATATTTCTAAATATTTTATGCACATAACCCCGGAAGAGGTTGAAAGTGAGTAAAGTAAAAAAAGATATCCAGTTAAAAGAAGAGCAACAGGTTATAGCAAAAATAAAAAAAGAAAATGCCGAGCTGATGTTTAACGGTGTGATATCGGAAGAGCAGAAAGCGATTCTTGCTGAACGGGTTGTTAACGATGTGGTAGCTGATGAAACGGCAAGAGCTGGGTTGTTTTCAAGGTTGAAAGATATCATTGATGTTTATGAAGGGAAAACTCAGGCAAAAAGAGAACCGTTTCAAGGTTGTGCAAATGTTAACACTATGGTTACAGCTATGGTTGTGGAGTTGTTACATTCAAAGTTGTATCCAATGATTTATAACGAGAACCTCACATATTTCAAACCTCAAGCTTCAGAGGATATCAGTTCAGTTGAACCTGTCACGAAGTGGATGAAATATTCGTTACGGTCATGTGATTTTGGTGATTATGTGAGTGATACGTTAAAGTGTGATTTACTGTATGGGACAAAAGTTACAAAGGTCAGATGGATAGAAGAATATAAATGGGTTCAGCGGAAGATACCTAGGGTTGAGGCGAAAGCTAATAAGTTTAAAAATGTTATGTTTAATTTGTTTGGTCAGCAAAAAAAAGTTAAGATAGCAGATATTGAAGAATATGAAGTCAAATATGAATATAAGAAGTTTGTAAAATGTATACCTGAACTTCTTTCCTTAGATGATGTCGGGTTCCCTGTTAACATCGAGCCGATAGGAGAAGAGTCTAAGATGGAACATATCTGGCATCGGACAAGACCAACGGTTAACGAGTTGGAACAAAACGGTAAGTTAGGATTTTTTGAGAATATAGATAAAGTTAAAGCGTTTGCTTCGGATACTATGCCGAGTCAATCCGGTACGTTGAGTGAAACAACTAATGATGCTATGGGAGTGAAGTTAGCAGCTGAACTGGGGAGTAATAAAGGTGAATTGATAGAGTGGTACGGTATAGTTAATATCCCCGGTAAAGGTGATATCCAATGTATTGCGTGGATAGAGAAACAGTCTAAAACGTTTTTAGGGATTATGCCGTTACTGAACATATCCAGAATAAACCAGAGACCTATCTTTATCGGTCAGTTTGTTAAACGGTTGTTTAAAGCATACGGCAGAGGAATCGCTGATTTCGTTGTTGAGTTACAGAAAGAAATGGATACTATCCATAACCAGCGGTTAGATTTAGCTAGTATGACGATTATACCGCCATCAGTGTTTAGGGCTGGGGCAATGTTTAACCCAGACAAAATTAAGATGGCTCCGGGTATATCGTTACCGTTAGATGATATTAACGATTTTAAATGGATGCCGATACCAAACAATGCTCTTGTTTCGTTTCAGGAAGAGAAGTTGATAATGGAAATTATCGAGTCGGTAACATCTATTGGTTCGTATCAGTCAGGTCAAGAGTCGCCGACTAACCGGACGAAAGCTACAGCACGAGGAACGTTAGCGATAATTAATCAGGGTGAACAGCGGCAAGCTATGTTTGCTGTGAAAGAACAAAAATATTTTGCTAGAGTTATAAGATATATGTTGTCTCAGTATCAGGAAAAAATGCCAAGAGAGATGGGTGAACGGTTACTTGGTGATGATGCAGAGATAGTGTTCCCACGTGGGTTGACACCAGAAGATATAGCCGGTAACTTCGATGTCTACATGGAACTTGATGTAACCGGTGGGTCAAAATCTGTAGAACGGGAGACTCAGATAAATCTATATAATCTGATGGCTGCAAACCCGTTTGTTCAAGCTAACATAGGAGGATTTTATGAGTTAAGTTCAGACACTTTAAAGGCTGCCGGTAAAGTTGATGTTGAACGGTATCTCGGTCCTAAGCCTATCGACCAACAGCAGATAGCTAAAACTGTAGATGACGAGATAGCTCTTATGAAACAGGGAACGTTACCTGTGACTAAAGAAGGTGATAACCCGATAGTTATATATATGGGACTTCAAGATTTTGTTGAATCAGAAGAGTATCAGGAGTTACCTATTGAGAAGAAAAAGTTAGTTGATATAAGACTTATAGATATAGAAATTCAGATGGCTAAAACTGTCCAAGCACTAGCTTCCCAGCGTGGGGCTGCAATGCCTCAGGGTGAACCTGAGTCGCCAGATGGCGAACAAGTTCCGGCTGAAGAAGTTATGGGCGGGGAAGAGGAGATGCTTGTCTGATGTTGAATGCAAGAGATTATAATATATTCCGTGGTTCAAAGGTTTGGGCTGATATTGTGAGGAGACTTAGAGAAGAACAAAGTCGGCTTGAACGGGAAAGTCGGGTTGCGGTGGTAAACAGAGAGTTTGATAAAGCGTTTAAACGGTGTGTTGAAGCTTCTATGATAGAGAGGTTTATTGATACGCCGAAACATATAGAAGATGAGATATTGTCAAAAGAGAATGGAGGAACAGATGGTTGATGATGTCAAGAAAGAAGAAACTGCCGGTGAAGTTAAAGTCGAGGAGACTAAAGTTGAAGCTGGTGGTAAAGAAGCAGAAGGTAAGGTTGAAGAAAAACCTGAAGAGAACCAAGATGACGAGATAGGGATGACTGAAGATGAGATATCTTCTGAAGTCGAGGCGTTGATTAGAGGGTTTTCTACTACACAAAAGAAACCTGAGCAGAAGGTTGCTGCACAAAGCGGTGGAATGACGTATGAACAGAAGATGGATAAAGCGAAAGAGTTGACTGAAGCAGGTGATGTTTTTGGTGGTAACAGGTTGATGATGGAAGCAATTGTTGATAAGCGGGAACAAGCGATTATGGGTAAGCTTGAGATTGATAACACCGTGAGCACAGCTCAAAGAGACAGGGAAGATGCCAATAGAAATGTTTATACGAAACATCCTGAACTTATAGCTGTTGCCAGAGGTGTAAAGAAAGTAGCTGAAGTACCGTTTGCTAAAGTTATAGAAGGTGTTTATATCAAACATCCCGAACTTGCTGACATGAAAAACCCGAGAGGACCGGAAATTGCCATGGCTATTGCGGAGAAAATTATGAATGAAAAAGATAAAGGTAAACCTGCAAACACTGATGAGAGTCGCAACAAAAGAGGGGCGGCTGCATCTGTTATAACGTCTTCTTCTACTAACGCTGAAGAGGTGGGAGCTGGAGAAGAGCTGACTGCTAATGAGTTGGCTGTGGCTAATAAGATGGGTATTACTTCAGAAGAAATGAAAAAGTATAGGAGTAATAACCCTATTTTAGGTAAAGAATTTTATACTCGTAGTCGTTCTTTGCCTAAAGCTAAAGCGAAACAAGGAGCTGTGTGATTATGTTTGTCTCAGACAAATATGTTGCGGAAGCGAAATCGACTGTTTTGATGTGCCCGTTTCACGATGCTTTTGGGAATCAATGTAAAGGTGTCGGTACTTTTAAGGAATTGGTTAGACGAGATGTTGCCCGATATCAGTGTAATGTCTGTGGTGGGTTCTTTCAGTTTGACATGAGGGAACCGGAAGCCAATGTTTTGGCGGATACGGATAAGATGGCGAAAGATAAGTCTATACATCCGTATAGAGCTTATGACTACGGGAATTTAAAGAGACCTAATCTGGCGGTAGACACAGCTTTAAATAAGTTAAAGTTGTGAAAGCTTAGCTAAAACTACCTGTGGTGAAAGACAGGGAAGTTTAGACGGAGACGTTTAAACATAAAATATAGGAGAACAAGATATGAAGTTTAGTTATGATTTAACACAGGCTGAGCCGGTTTTCAAGAAGTTACCTGTCGCTGATGGTGTGACTTTCTATACTGGTTCTGCTGTTCAGTTGACAGTTACAGCTGGTCAAAATGAGATAGATTTAGCAGCTACTACTTGGGTTAACCTTGCTGGTGTTTATTATGATGCCGGTGCAACTTCAAGTGGAACAGTAGCGGCTGGAACATCAGATTACAAGAAAATTCTGGTTAATCCGTTTGCTGTTTATCTTACTGAGTATCAGAATAGTACAAGTGCTTGTCTGACTACAACTGGATTTGCAACAAAAACATATACGTTAACTCACGACGGTTGTGCTGGTGACTGGATAGTTTCTAATGGGTCAGCAGAGAACGATTATGAGCAGTTTATCTACATAGCTTCAACTAGTACGACTGCGTCTATGGTAGCTCTTAGCACACCAACCAAGACACCGGAAACCGTAGCTACGTATATGCACGTTCACGCTAATCTTAAAGGCAGGTCAGCGGCAATTTATGGAGAGATTGACCTTGATTCAACTGGCAGGTATATCCTTACCGATGCAACGTTAACAGGTACAGGGTTCTTGCTTCTTGACAATCAGGTAACATCTCCTTCAAGAGCTCTTATGCCTTTGAGGAGAGCTCAACACGATAACAAAGTTATCCCGGATGCGACAGTTTATGGTGAGTTGCAGATGGTTGATAACATATATAACGCTACTTAAGAGAATGTGAGGTAATATCATGGGAGTTGCGGTAAGTGGAAGTTTTGGAGACCTGTTAACTCCGGGGCTGAGAAAAATTTATAGTGACCAGTTTAAGGCTATGCCTGAGATGAGGTCGTTAATTTTCAGTGTCCAGTCATCTAAGACATCTTACGAGAAAGATAGTTCGATAGGGTCGTTTGGTGACATGCAGGCATTTAAAGGCGAGATTTCTTATGACAGTGTAGACCAGCAGTATGATGTAACTTATACACATGTAGAACTCGCAAAGGGGTTCAAAGTAGAACGGAAATTGATGGATGACGATTTGTATGGAGTTATATCGAGGAGACCTCAGGGGTTAGCGATTTCGGCTGCCAGAACGTTTGAGAAACATGGAGCAAGTGTATTTAACGATGCGTTTTCTGGGTCTGGAACAATAACTCTGAATGGTGAGACAGTGTTGAGTAACTCAGAGTCTTTGTCTCTTTGTAACACATCTCATACGTCAACATCTAATTCTGCTGTACAGAGTAACAAAGGAACATCAGCTCTTTCCGGTCCGGCTCTTGAGACGGTAAGGAAAGCTATGGCTGCGTTTAAAGATTATAACAATCAGTATATCAGTGTTCAGCCTGACTTGTTAATTGTCCCGAGAAACCTTGAAGAGAAAGCGTGGACACTTATAGCTACAAAGGGTATAGTTGATAGTGCTGATAACAATGCCAATTTCCATTTTGGCAGATATAAACTGGCTGTCTGGGATTTTATGGATGATACAGATAACTGGTTTGTCGTGGATAGTGCTATGGCTAAGATGTTTCTTAACTGGTTTGACAGGATTCCTCTTGAATTTTTTCAGGATAAATCCTTCGATACACTGATTTCCAAGTTCGCTAACTATGCGAGAATATCGTATGGTTGGTCAGATTGGCGCTTCATACATGGTTCACAGGTATCGTAATTGGAATTAGGTTAGGGGGGTCGTAATCGGGTTGACCCCCTTAACTGAACAGTGACCAGCTGGCTTATCCGATTAAAGCTGAACCGAAAGGGAGCTGGCAAAAAAGAGGAGAATTAAATGACTACATTTGGAGATATGGTAAAACAATTTGGTGGAGTTCCGGTAGGTGGTAATGATTTTGCAGGTTGGTTTGATACAGATGTATGGTTTGTAGATGGAGATAATGGTAGTGACAGTAATTCAGGGTCAAAACCTACATCTGCATTTGCGACTATCCAAAAAGCTATAGATTCTTCCAGTACACAGGATACAATCTATATTAGTGCAAAAGCTCCTGATGCTGATGCGTCTGAGCCCGGCACGTATGAGGAAGATTTAACTATCTCATATGCTAAGCATGGTTTGAGGCTAATCGGTGTTAGTCCAAACGGAGGGAAGGGAATACCTTTCTTTGGTCCTAAAATCAAGAATGCTGCCGCTGTAGCCTTGTTAACTGTTAATGCTTCAGGAGTATATATTTCTGGGCTTCAGTTTA